GCCGCCTTGCGAGCCGCCTACCGGGACCTCCTGACCCTCGGCCTGGTCGAACGTGACCCGACCGTCGGGGTACGCCTGCCGGGTGCCGGACGGTCCCTGCCGCGACCTCTGCTGGACGAGGAGGTCAGCGTCTTGCTGGCTGGCTCGGGTCGGCAGCGGGACTGGACGCTGCTCGGGTTGTACGCGGGCTGCCGTGCCTCGGATGTGGTCGGCCTGTATGCGGAGGATCTGATCCGCAACCGCAGCGGGTACGCGCTGCGACTCCACGGGAAAGGCAACGTGGAAGCCATCGTGCCAGCGCATGACTTGGTGGTGAATCTGTTCAGCCGCTACCCGGCGCGGGGTCCACTCTGGAGGATGCGGCCCGACTCGATGAGCCACAGGTGGACGGCCTGGGCCATGGATCTCGGGGTGGCAGCACGCTTCCACCAATGCCGTCATTGGTTCGCCACCAATATCTACCGCCAGAGCGGTGACCTGCTGGTCACGCGGGATCTGCTGCGCCACTCATCGGTGGCAACCACGCAGATTTACGCAGCCGTAGAGCCTGAGAACCAATACACGGCCGTGGCTGGCCTGTAACGCAAGTGAACCCCCCAGCGACCCTGTATCGGGCTGCTGGGGGGTTCGTGCGTCATGCGGTCTAGGGGGACTCCTCGAACCACTCGCTCAGGTCCGGCTCGTCGTATGCGGCCACCTCGGTTGTGAAGCCGAGCGCCACGGTGGTCTTGGTCTCCTCGGGTGTTTCGGTTTCGGTGTTGATGGCCACCGCGATCCCGGCAGCCTCGCGCATCAGGAAGCGCAACTGGCGCAGCGAGATGTCACCATCCCATCGCACCTCCACGTCCCCGATAACTATCTTGACCATGACCGTGCGCTGGCCTCGGCAATCAGGGTGTAGGCGATGGCGTCTAGGTAGTGGTCGCGGTCGTATCCGTGTCTCGCCCTGGCCAACTTGACCATCGTCATCATCGCAGCGACGTCGGCCACCGACAGGTCCCGACCGAGGTAGCCGGACCACATGCCAGCGATCCGGCCCAGGGTGTCCTCCGGCTTCCCGTGGGTCGCCATGCGGTCGCCCATCATCGTGGCCACCGCTTCACTTGCTAGCGCAGGGTCAATCACTCAGGCTCCCTAGATTGGTCTGGTCTGCCCGTTGGCCAGGACTTTGCACCACGCACCGCAGCCGCACATCAGTTGCGGATACGCAGCGGTCCTGGTGTACGTCTTACCCATCGGGGTCAGGTCAGTCCCACCGCAGGTAGGACAGCAGGTGGCGTCACCCGTGAACAGGCCGAGATGTACGGTTCGTACATACGGCGCGAGGTATTCCAGGAGCGCCTGGGTCGCGCGCACGTCGGCCACATTGTACGCCTTGAACTTGGCCCACGCCTTCTCGTCGCCCTCCAGCACCTTGCGCCACAGGCCGGTCCCGGTGTCCAACTTGGTCGGCAGTCCCAGGGTCTCAGTCACATAGCCGAGCCGGTTGCTGGCGAACTTGAATAGGCGCCGGTTCTCCTTGAGCAGATCCACGTCCACCCACGGCGACGGCGGTCCCAGGCCCGACGTGACGAACTCGCGCATCGCATGCTTGTTGTCAAAGCCTCGATGGTTGTAACCGACCACCACGTCAGCGTCATTCAGCGCGTGCCACAGCGCCTCAACCATCTCGCGCCGAGAGTTGTGGTGCTCGCTGTAATACATGACCTGCGCCTGGTCGATCCACTTCCCGGCCCAGCACAGCAGCCGCGACGGGGTCACGATCTGGTCGGGACGTATGGACGTGTCGTGGAGGTTGTACGTCCACACTAGGTGCGGCGAGGTCTCGATGTCGTAGACCAGGACGCGCGGCGGCCTAGGCGTCAGCGACTCGGCCAGCGCCATGCTTGAAGCACCTGCACCCGTGCTTGCGATGTGTCTCAATGGACTTGTAGTGGATGTCGTACCCCTCTAGACGCAGCAACTCAGCGATGCGATGTGAGGACAACCGAGCCGGGTCACCCTTGGGAATGTCAAGCGCGGCCCGTAGCGCGTGCGCATCGTCGGCGTCCAGGTCAGCCAGGATCACCGCAGTACGGCAGGGGAGTCCACGCTGCGCGGGTCGCGCGTCGCCAAGCCTCTCGGCCAGGGTCATAGACCTAGCGCCTCGCTCCAGGCTTTGCGCACGATCTCATCCCGCGCCAGGATCGGCAGCGGGAATAGTCCGTCGTTCTTATCGGCGGCTGGTGTGAACGTAATGTGGATATGCCCGGTGTGGCCGTAGCCCTTGCCGCGCCACTTCCAGAACCAGCGGCGGTAGGTGCCGCTTGCCACCTGGTCCTCATAGACGACGTGGAGGATGCGCTTGGCACCCGGCAGGTTGCTCGCTGCGTAGGTGACGAGTTCGTCCGCCAACTGCCGTGCGGTCGCCCCGTTGCGTTCCTTGCCGCGTCCCATGTTCTCGTCAATGTCGAGCGCGTACACCACGCCGTGCTTGTCGGGGTTGTGGAAGCTGCGCCGCTGCGAATGGCGACTGTCCCCGATCCAGCCATCGGACCGGCGATCCCGCGCTGGCCACCTGTCGTCAATCTGCTTGCGCAGAGTGACACCGGCCCGACACAGGCGCGCCATTACTCGTCCGGCGAGACGTTAGCCGCAGCAAGTCCACCCATAAACACGGCGTAAACCAGGCCGATGATGGCCGGTGCCACGGAGTCCTCAACCCAGCCGAACGCCACCAGGACGGGGACGACGGCGACACCGCAGGCGTAGAGCCAGCGGCGGTATCTGGCAGGTATCGCAGGCATGGTGCCTCCAAATAGAAAAGCCACCCGAAGGTGGCCGGTGTGCAGGGTTCGTCAGAGGTCGTTGTTCAGGTGGTACGTAACATGGTCGTCGATCTTGGTCCGAACGTCCCGCACCTCGGACTCGATACGGTTGAGTTGATCCTTGACCGACGTGCCGCCGTTCGGTTGCAGCGTCTTGCTGATGGCAATCTGTGTACGGATCAACCACAGGATGCCGCCGAGGATGGCGGTCGTCAGGATCACCAGCGGCACGAGGTCGGCGGGTGCGTCGAAGTTCACGACTCCGGCTCCGGTGGTGCGGGACTGACGAACTCGTCCAGGTCAGCGTCGTAGCGGTCACCGATACCCGGATACTTTCCGCGCCGAGCACCCAAATAGGAACAGTCAAGCCACGTTCCTTGCAGGCCGATGGCGTTGCAGTATTCGGTCACCTTGGCGTCGTCGTCGTCCATGTACGGAATAACGATCACCTCACGGACAGTGCCGTCCTCGACGCGGGCTGCGTGTGCGTTGTGGTATGTCATTAGGTCCTCACTCGAATGATTACGATGCCGGAACCACCCGCAAAGCCTGCAAAGCCAGAGGCTCCACCTCCACCATCGCCTCGATTTGCCGTCCCTGCCACGGGAGTCGGAGAACCGTTCAGTGCCGTTCCACCTCGCCCATAAGTAACGGAATTTCCTGTGATTGATGATGCAAGGCCTGGGCCAGCAGTAGTCGCGGAACCTGTGCCACCGGCACCGCCACCTCCACCATAAACGCCGCTATTTGCAGCACTTACACCAGCATTACCCTGCGACGAATCATTAGGCAGAATCAAAGTGTTGTTAGATCCACCCGTCGACCCATGCGTGCCACCCTGATAGTGAGCGCTTGAGAAATTGTTGTTATCGTTTGCGGGGCCTCCTGATAATGCTATGAAATTCCCGATAGAGCTTTTATTTCCCCGCATTGATGTAGTTACTGCCGTGTATCCAGGTCCGCCCGCTCCTATGGTGACGGTCAGTGAGCCTGTCAAATAAGCATTAGTAATATTCAATAGCCCACCCGCACCGCCGCCAGATGCCATACCACCCGCACCCCCGGCGACGATCAATATGTCCGCCAGCCCGGGCGTGGTGACTGTCGCGGTACCCGACGCGGTGAACTCGTAGTACGCATAGTTGACCGACGGCGTTCCAGCGCTGTACGTCCCCGTCGCAGTATTCGATAGCACCGCGTTCGGCACACCACCCAGCGCCACCCACGCGGTCCCGTTGTAGACCTGCACCGTGCCGCCACCGATGTGAGCGACCATGCCGGTGGACGGTGACGGCAACGCGGAACCACGCGCCGCCGTGCCGTTGAAGTTCATTACGGCTTGGTCCATGAAGAAGTCTTGGACCCGCGCAGCAGTAAGTACCTCGCCAGCGGTGAATGTGCGGAACCCGCCACCTGTCATCTCATGCTCCTTAGAGTGAAACCCAAGCCGTGCCGTTGTAAACCGTGACCGTGCCACCGCCGACGTGAGCGACCATTCCCGCAGTAGGGGAGGGAAGTGCCGAGCCGCGGGCCGCGGTGCCGTTGAAGTTCATCACCATCTGCTTCATCAGATAGTCCTGCACGTTGGCAGCGGTCAGAACCTCGCCAGCCGTGAACGTGCGGAAACCAGCACCAGACATCACGCCTCCTAGAAGCCAAGTTGGTCGTCGTCGAGTTGCCCGAACAGGGACGAATCAAGAATGAAGGACGCCTCAGCCTTCGACATCGCCAGCGTCACCGTGTGCGACGCCGGGGACACGCTGTGGCTGATGCGGTCCAGGGTCACGTATTGCGTAATCGCCGCACCGACTTTCGGCGTGAACGTCACCTGCAACGGCTGGCCGAGATCCATCCGTGCCAGCGTCGTGCGCTGCGCCGAGGTCAAAGCATCCACCGCAATGGACACCTCGTTGATCCGCAGCGACGGGTCCTTGTAGCGGGCCAGCAGGTAGTCAGCCAGGGGCCCGTTGTCGGCGTCCGTGTTGAACAGCAGACCCGTCTTGGACAACTCCGAGATCCCGTAGGTGGTCTGGCTTGTGGCGTCCGTCCTGACCGCCGTGCCACCGCCCTGACGCACCAGGGTCACCTCGTTGTAGAGCTGCTCGGCCCCGTAGTCCAGACCGACCGCCGTGATTGGGATGCCCGTGCCACCGAGCAGCACCGGGTTGCTGAAGTTCTGGTTAGCCAGCCGGTCGGCGAAGTTGGCGTTACCTGCGCGGTCCATGAAGAACAGCCCGAACTCGGTATCCGTCACCGTCTGCAAGTAGTCCAGCACGTTCGTATTAGCCGCAGGTGTGTCGGCCTGGAGGGTCACCTGGCCCGCGTCTATGTCGCGCTTACCCGTCGGCCAGGACGCCTCCGTCAGCACCGCACCGACCCGAGCACCCGACGCCTGCGACGTACGCACCGCCGTGCCCATCGTGACCTGGCCCAACTGAATGAAGCCGTCCACGCACTCAGCCACCGAGGTGGAATCGCCGGACAACTCAAAGCCGATATTCCAGTCATCCACCAGGCCGGTGAAAATCGGCTCGGAATCCAGGGTCACGCTGACGTTCTTGCGCGGCACGATGCTCGACGAGTACGGCGACGCCGTGCCAGCCGTCGGGTCGAACATCCGAGCGCGGTTATCCAGCGTGATGGACGCCTGACCCGCCTGCACCCGATCCAGCACCCGAGAACGGCCACGACTCACGCTCACGTTACGGACGTACTGCGTGACGTCCACCAGGGAGAACGGACCGCCGAGGGTGAAGGTCGTGTTATCCAGCACGCCTTGCACCGGGTCGTCAAGGGTGAAGAAGTTCGTGGTGCCGCCAGCGTCCTGATCGAACGCAAAGACGACCGAAACGTTGGTCATCGGACTGTGATCGGGACCGGCCCGTTACGCCGCTCGTACTGGCGCAGCGCGTCCACGATCTGCCGACCGACGTCCCCGCCGTCTGTGCCCATGCCTGCGTTCACGGTCAAGTTGATTGTCGTGCCGACGCCGCCGCCACGGGACAGCGGAATCACGGCCTCGGGTCCAGCCTCGCCGATCAGCGCCAGCGTGGGACCCGTGACGATGCCACCCTCGGCCATTGCCGGGATGCGCGCCGGAGCAACCGAGCCGACCGAGGGGGGTTCCCCTTGCGTCTCGTAGCGGGTGATAACCGTGATGACCGACGTGCGGTTGAGCGACGCGGCCAAGTCATTCATGATGCGCTGCATGCGCTTATTGCTCGGCCCATCGGGACCGAGGTCAGCAGCGAACCCAGCCAGAGTGTCCTGCGCGCTCTTGACGCCAGCGCCGTAGTAGGCAGACGCGGCCAGTTGTGCCACCTCGTCGGCTGCTGCTGCGGAAGTCTCCACCAGTCGGTTGGTCTCCTGAATGGTGGTCGCGCCACCCTCGATCAACTGATTGGCGATACCTGTGCCAGCCGTGACACCAGCGGCGAGGACCTGTTGCAATGCTTCTGGCGACAGGCCGAGGATGACCAACTGCTTGATGCGGTCGGCAAACGCCACCGCGTTATTGGCCTG